TCAAGACCCGCGCCATTGCCCCGAACGGAACCATCGGCATTGTGGCAGAGACCACCACGTCGGCGGAGCCGCTGTTCTGCGCCGCCTACAAGCGCCGTGTTCGTAACGCCGGGGTTCACGGAGACCAGATCGAGTACGAATATGTTGTTGATCCCACGGCCAAGCGCCTGATCGACCAGGGTGTGGACCCGTCGGTCATCGAGGATGCCTACACGTTGTCCTATGACGTGGAGCGTCGTGTGGAAATGCAGGCGTGGCTTCAGAGCTATGTGGACCACGGTATCTCTTCCACGGTGAATTTGCCTTACCCGATCAAGGACAAGTCCGAGCAGGCCGACTTCGGAACGATGCTACTGAAGTACCTTCCGAAGCTTCGTGGAATCACGTGCTACCCGGACGGGGCGCGTGGTGGACAGCCCCTCACTCCAGTCGATGTGGCGTTTGCGTTGGAGAATCAGGGCGTTCGCTTCGAAGAGACCGAAGACCGATGCGTTGGCGGTCAGTGCGGCACCTGACACAAGACCATCTAGGATTGCTGTCATGCCCCGACCTGCACGCGTAACTCGATTCGGCCGACGTGGTTGGCTTTCTGGTGGTACTTACACCCAGGCCACACTCACGACCGCCCTCGCCGGTACAAACAACGACCTAAAGTACACCGCCCGTACCCCTGGTACTGCTGGTAACTCGGTCACGATCACGTACGTCGTAGCGGGCGCTAGCACGCCGCTGACGGTTACGGCTACCGGTACAGCGGTAACGGTCAACGTTGCGACAAGCGCAGGCAGCGCCGCAACTTCGACGGCCGCTCAGGTTCGCGACGCTGTCATGAGCGACGACACTCCGCTCGTTCGTCAGTTGATCGCGGGCGTCGAGCTTGCGCCGGGTAACGACGGCACGGGCGTTGTCGCAGCGATGGGCGCGACTGCCCTCTCAGGCGGCACCGACACCCGCACCATCGGTGGCGGTGGCGGAGGATGGCTACGCAAGCGCGAGCGCGGTAACAACAACCTCGGCTAAGAACTTCTCAGGCAGGCATCTTCGAAAGCCGTCCTTCGGGGCGGCTTTCGTCGTTCTGGTGTCAAAGTACCACTTAGTCTGTGAGTATGGAGATTGAGAAGCTCACAGACGTTCCATTCACTTTTGGCGTCGAACTCAAGGCCATCGGTACTCAGGTTGTAGAACAGCTTGAAGACGGAGACCTTCTGATCGAAGGCTGGGGCGCAACTCTTGACGTTGATCGTGAAGATGAGGCGTTCACCGACGGAGCGTTCACCAAGGGACTCAAGAAGTTCCTTTCCGGTGGAGCGCCGCTCTGCTGGCACCACAACTACGACCGTGTGATCGGAAAGATCGTACACGCGGAACGTGTGCCTGGTCGCGGTGTGTGGGTCAAGGCCATCGTTGACCGTCAGCCTGAGACCTCCCCGCTTTACCCGTATTACCAGGCGATCAAGAAGGGTCGCGCCAACGGGTTGAGTGTCGGTGGAATCTTCAAGCGAATCATGACCCCCAACGGTCCACGCATCAATGATGTGGACATTATGGAGTGGTCGGCTACGGCTACCCCTGTAGGGTCAACTGCCACTTTCTCTGTTGTCGCCGGTAAGGCGTTGGAGTTCAAGGCCGGAGAGAGTGAGACCATCGTTGCCAACGAAGAGACCGAGGTCGTTGAGCCGGTAGTTGAAGAGACCGAAGCTGAGAAGGAAGAGCGGCTGCGCGCAGAAGGAGCAGCCGACGCCAAGCGCGCCGAGGAAGAGGCTCAGGAGCGCCGTGATGCGGAGCTTCGTGAACTACTTCAGAAGCTCACTGAGTCCCCTGAGCTTCAAGAGCAGATCAAGAAGCTGATTTCGGATGATGCCGTTCAGCCTGGCTCTATCACCACCGACCACCTGTCCGATGAGCTTCGCTCTCGGTTCAGTGAGTTGAATCCCGACCAGCCCAGCCTTGCGGACCTAGCCGCGGCTCTGGACAAGTTCGAAGTCACTCTTACTCAGGTTGCTGACCACATTGGATTCAGCCCTGAGAGTGAAAGTGGGTCAGAGCGTGTCACTGAGCCAGCTAGTGTTTCGGTTAGGTAATTCGTCAACCCCACGCCGACCTCTGTCAGAGCGCACGGTAACTTGAGAGGCACAATGGAACTTCAGGAGATCATCAGCAAGATTGAAGCCTTGCAGAGCCGTGCAGACGAGCTACTGACCAAGGCCAACGAGGGCGACTCGTCCGCAGCGGACGTAAAGGCTATGGTTCAGACCGTTGAGTCTGAGATCATGCCGGAGATCGCCACCCTCAAGGCAGAGCGCGCCGCCCGCGAGCGTGAGGCCGAACTGAAGGCCCTCCGCGCCAAGGTCACCACCTTGGACGAAGTTGTCGAAGAGATGCGCAAGCCTCTCCCGAACTTCGCTGTTGGTTCCGCTAAGGCCATCGAGACCCCAGGCGTAGCGGACGACAACCCCTACGCTGACGGCCAGCACTCCTTCTTCGCAGACGTAAAGGCTGCGAACAAGGGTCGCCAGGACGCTTACGAGCGCCTGATGGCAGTCGGTGGGCCAGAGGGTAAGGCCATGACCGAAGGTGTCGCCGCTCAGGGTGGCTACCTGGTCCAGAAGGAGATTGAGCGCGCCATCGTAGAGGCACGCGAGGATGACAACGTCCTTCGTGAACTCTGCCAGGTCGTCAACGTCAACGCAGTCGAGTTCCAGATCGACCAGTTGACGCTGGGTACGGCCGCAGGATGGGTCGCTGAAATGGCTGAGAAGCCAGAGAGCACGTCGCTCAGCCTGAGCAGCGTGTCGGCGGGCGTCTTCACGGCTGCCGGTCTGGCCACGATCTCGAACCAGCTACTCGCTGACTCGAACCCGGCTATCGACCGCCTGGTCACGAACGACCTCTCCAAGCGCCTTGCGGCCCTGGAAGAGATCGCCTTCATGTCAGGTTCCGGTACCGGCCAGCCCCTCGGAATCCTAAACACCCCGGGCGTACAGACCCAGACCAACTCCGTCGTTGACGTAACTGACACGGGCGGTCTGCTGGACTCCATCCTGGACGCGATCAGCAAGGTTCAGTCCTCCTGGGACGAGCCGACCGCGATCCTGATGCACCCGCGCACCTGGACCCGCGTACTCAAGGCTAAGGACGCCGTCGGAACCTACCTCGTAGGAACCCCGAGCATCCAGCAGCCGCGAACGGCACAGAAGTCCATCTTCGGTGTCCCGGTCGTCACGTCGAACCGCGTTCCGACCAACCTCGGAGCGGGCACGAACGAGTCCCGCATCATCGTCGGTGACTTCAACACGGCGCTGGTACTGGACCGTCAGGGCATCACGATTGACGAGTCGCCTCACGTCTACTTCACGAAGAACGCTACGGTGTTCCGCGCTGAGATGCGCGTCGGCTTCACCGCCGCACGCCAGCCGGAAGCCTTCTGCGTAATCGGCGGAACCGGACTCGCGAGCGGCTAAGGCCCCCAAGGAGAACACTAGATCATGGCAAACGTAGATGTACGACGCAAGGGCCTCAGCGTAGTCTCTGAGGACATTGTCGGTCAGGCCGGAACGATTGTTCCGATCAACGAGGCGCGCTTCACCCCGGACGAGCACATTCTCGATCCGGAGTCGCCGCTAGCGGTTCAGATTCCCGAGGGTGGTGGCGCTGACACCAGCCGTCACACCCTAGGAATGGTGGACACTATGATGGCGGGTACCGCGGAAGAGCAGTTCGCTGCCGCCGCTGAGGATCGCGACGTTGACTCGGACTTCAACGCAGGAGTAGTTACGCCTGACGTGTATCGAGTTTCCGAGCTTGTTCGCACGGCTGACCCGGTCGCTGACATTGCCGACCTCTCCCCCGGCGCGGAGCTTCGCGGCGAGGTAGACCCCGACGAGCCCATCGACCCGGCCGACGTGGACGACGATGTGACTGACGTTGAGGATGCGCCCGAGCCTGACGTTGACGTGGAGGATAAGGCTCCCCGCGACGACGATCTGAACACGCTCTAAGTCTTCAGACAACCCAGCAACGAACCCGAAGGCCCGCTTGACCGCGGGTCTTCGTCGTTCATAGGGGTACCATCTAAGTATGGCTGACCTCATTTCCCTGTCACGATTCAAGGCGACTCAGCCAGGGATCAACAACCCTGACCTTCCCGACGCGAAGGATATTCAGTACGGAGCGGCAATTGCCGCAGCTTCAGCGTTGATCCGTTCCTACACGGGAATGGAGTTCAATGTCGTAAGCGCATCAGCAGCCCCAGCAATCCGTCAGTTTGAGTATGACGGAAGTGGGTGGCTCGATGTTGGCGAGGCGCAGGATATTACACTCATCCGACAGCAGGGTGACTACTTCGGCGCTCAGCCGTGGACAATCGATGAGTACCAGTGGACAGCCTACCCACTGAACTCTACGGTAAAGCGTTGGCTTAGGATGCCGCTGTCGGTCTATGGCATCTCTCCGGAGATGGGGTTCACCTATAACCTGGATACCCTCGCGGCCAAGTACGGCTACGACGTTCCCAGCATCGTCAGCGTCACAGCTAGGTGGGGGTGGCCGTCCATTCCAGCCGACGTACAGCAGGCCGTGGTATGGACTGCTCAGTCGATGCTCGATTCCGGAGGCGGCGATTACCAGTCCCAGACCATTGCCAGCTACTCTCGCACCAAGGCGTACGCGCAGGTCATCTCGGACGACCCAATTCCCGCTAAGGCCCGCGCAGCCCTGCAACCCTACATCATGCCGAACATCTAAATGGCGGCTATCGAGGCAAGCACCCAGACCATCGTAAACCGTAACCGCTTCGGCAGGTTTGCGAGTCAGATCGAGAGCGGCTGTGACCGCGCCGTAGAACGCTGGGTTGAGCTTGGAGCGGCGACTTCCCGAGCGATGGCTCCCGGTCCTGGCTATCGCGTCAGCGACTACTCGCGCCGCGCTGGGTACATCCCCCTGAAGGCATCGATCAAGGGTAAGGCAAACGGCCATACCGGTCAGTGGTCCACCAACGCTCCGCACTGGAAGTTCGTTGAGTACGACACCGCGCCCCACGAGATCACCGGCTTTCTGGACTTCCCGTGGAACGGTGGTCGCTTTGTTTGGAACGATCCACGGTATAGTAACTGGACCGAGGAATCCGGTGCAACTGTTCATCACCCAGGTACTTCGGCTCAGCCGTTCATGCGACCCGCGTATGAGTTGGTAGTCAAGCGCCAGATGATGGCGATCCTGAAGTCGGAGATGCCCTAATGGCGACCGAAGTAACTGATCCGTTCACAGAGCTTGCTCTGGTTGTTGAGGATGTTGTCCTCACAGAGTTTGATGACGAGCCGTACATCAGGTTCGTACGCGACCGCTTGCATGAGTCCCTGGGGTCCGATGGGAATGTGTATGTCGGATTGTCACCGAACGACGACAACGCGGACAACATCGATATGCGTATGGAAATGCTCCTACAGTTCTACGACACGTACAACTTGGAGATCGACCCCCGGCAGCATGTGGACCCAACGCGGGCTACCAATAAGGCCGAACGCTTGCGTCGGGCGTTGGCCGACGTGCGCACTACTGGTTCGCCTCATCTGTGGTTCTTCGACGTGATCCGCACCAGCTACCCCCAAGACCCAACAGGTAACAAGTCTCGATTTGAGATGACAATCAATGCGTGGGGCAACAACACTGGCCTAATTGAAACGATTGGGTGACAGACCACCCGCTAGTCTTTCTGTTATGGCCAAGATTGTCAAGTCCGCTGACGCCCCTGAGGGCGACGTAAAGGTCTCCGTCGGGAGCGTCCACTTCAAGGTGACGGACTCCGACGCCTACGAGACCACCGACTCCGCCGTCCTTGAGGCTGGCAACTTTCACCCGTTCCTAGAGGTTGATTGGGACTCTCCCGATGGTGACTCTCGTCAGCAGATGAAGGACCTTCGCGAAGTTCAGAAGGCACGCGACAAGGCCCTCAAGCAGCACGCTGAAAAGGACCCGTACGAGGAAGCCGTTCCGGTTCCCGGCTCTATCGAAGAGCTACATGAACTGGAAGAGGAACCTGCCGACGACGAGAAGAAGACCAAGGAGTCTAAGTAATGGCTGGCCTATCAGGCAAGAGCGCATGGCTAGCATACGCCAAGCAGACCGGTAAGGGAACCATCGCGACGGCTCCTACGTTCAAGTCGGCGTTCGCTGGCGGCAACGTTGGTCCGGTTCTTGAGACCGACCGCCTCTCCGAGACTGACTCTTCTCGCGACCAGTCTTCGGCATACCTGACCACGTCGGGCGTTGAGGGTTCTCCGGAACTCTACGTTCGTGCGAAGACCATCGGGTTCTGGCTGCACGCCGCTCTCGGTACCACGGTCACGACCGGATCTGGTCCGAACTACACCCACACCATCACTCCGGGTAACGCCCTCCCGTGGCTGACCCTCTGGAAGAACATCGGTGGACCGACGGGTCTGTTCGAGGCATACCAGGACTGCCAGGCATCCAGCATCGCTATCTCGGCTGAGGCCGGTTCGCCGCTGAGTGCTACCATCGGAATCCAGGGTCTCATCCCGACGCGTCTGGTTCTCGAAGGCTCCGGTACTGGCGTAGACCCGACCATCTCCCCGGCGCTCGCAATTGACGCTGACACGGTCTTCAACTTCAACAACGCAGCGGTAAGCCTCGGTGGCTCGTCCACACGACTCATCCGCTCGTTTGAGTTGACGGTTGAGAACAACATCGAGCGCCAGCAGACCGACGACATTGTTCCGTACGACCTTGCTCCCGGACAGCGCGAGATCAGCCTTGGCTTCGACATGCTGTTCGAGAACATCACGGAGTACAACAAGTTCTACTACGGCGGCGCTAGCGGCGCTGTAGCCAGCGTCCCCATTGCACCGAACATCTTCACCACGGACGTGGCTTTCACGTTCACCTTGAACGCGAACACGGAAGTCAGCTTCACTCTTCCGTCCATCGCTTACGAAGAGTTCCCCATCGAGCCGCAGCCGGGTGGAGACCCCATCGTGTCTTCGGTTCGCGCTGTCGCACAGAAGGCTACCGGCGTCCCGAACCTGCTCACGGCAGTCGTCAAGAACGCCACAGCCACGTACTAACTTTCGCGCCTCGCTACCGCGAAAGGACGGAAAGGAAGGCCACCTTCGGGTGGCCTTCTTCATTTCATGGCACACCCTTCTCCATACTGTGTGAATGGACGACGAAGCACGGTCTGCGGACGCGATTGATTTGATCGTGGCGCAGGCGAAGCGAGTACAGCGGGAGTCCCGCATCCTCGTCCAGCAGGCCGCGAGACTGCGGGACCAAATGCATACACAGCCCCAGGAGGGCACAGAGCATGAGCACAGAGAAGACAGCAGCAGCTAAGAAGCGAACCCTCTCGGATTGGAAGAAGCGCAAGAGGCACCCAGTCACCCTTCCGTCAGGATTCGAAGTCGAAGTTGAGATTCCCAACCTTCCCTTGATGGTGAAGCAGGGAACCATCCCCAACGATCTGTTGGACGCGGCTCTCGGAGCCATCGAGCGTCAGCAGGTCACACCTGAGTTGATCAAGGAGCAGGCCGACTTCTTCGGCCTCTTGGTCTCCGTGATGGTCAAGGACCCAGAGGGGATCACTCCCGACGTGATCAACAACGACGAGCTTCCGTTCGAAGACATTGAGCTACTGGTCGAGCTTGGCACCCGCCAGCGCGACGTAGACGCTGTGGGTAACCACCTGGGTGGCCTGCACACGTCGAAGGAATGGCGCATCTTTCGCGGCATCGAAGACCGCGACTAGGCTTTGGAATGTATACAAGGAATCGGGCCGTCCTTGGCCTGTAATGGACGACGATGACGTGATCGACTTCATGATCATGGAGGCGGTCGCGGTAGCGGCGTCACAGCAGGAGAGGGAGGCGGAACAGAGTTCCGAGCGCAAGGAATGGCGTCGGGACCGGGAAGGACTGGACAAGCTGAAGTCCGCAGCCGCGGCAGCAGCTAAGTGAACTAGGTCGAAGGTGGTGAGAGGCTAAATGGCAGAGGTCGTAGCAGAAGGCGTAGTAATCGTTCGCGCAAAGGAGAACGTACGCGCCGAGCTAGCCAAGGCTGAAGCCGCCTTCGACCGCACTATGGAGAGGCTTGACGGCAAGGAAGCCGAACTCAAGCTAGGCGCTGACACCAAGGAACTCTACGCCAAGATTCGCAAGGCCCAGGCTGACCTTGAGAAGTGGGAGCGCCAGAAGGCCACCGCCACCCTTGATGTAGAAGCACGCCAGGCCAATGCGGGAATCGCCAACGCTACTGGCCGACTCAAGAAGTTCGAAAAGGAA